GTTCGAGGCTCGTACCGAGGAAAAGAAACCCGACTTGTGGAACCGCTTGAAGGAGAATTACCCGACATCCTATGCTTACTGGATGAGGGGCGCTGCCGCTGGTTTATGGTATCCCGGGCGGGCTAGACCCCCGGCCGGCCTTATTACAGTCCCCGAAGAGCGGTACGGCGCCGCTGGGGGGCAAGGTCAAACGGCGACGGAGAGCTCTGTGACCTATGGTCACGGACATCTATCGCCGGTCCCATCTGTTGGTGGCTCTGACGATTCTGACTCTTCGGATTCGGATTCCGACGGCAGTGGTCTGCCTCCGCGAGGCGGTGGATCCACGGACGGTAGCTCGTCCACCGACAGCTCTGAGACAGTTGTCCCGGACGGCGTGGAGGGGCGTGGTGCCCCCGTCGCTGTGCCCGGACGCTGGGGTAGCCCCAGCAGACTTCGCCAACGGGGGGTGGTTGCCAACGAAGCTTACAGTACGCTGGTTGGCGGCATGGAACTGGGATCCAAGGTGCTCGGGCTGGTGGAACGGTCCTCGCCTGTCACCGTAGGGTCCTGGTTACAACACCTCTACGGAAGCGCGGTAGAGCTGCAGTCCCTGCAGCGAGTCGATACTCTTGTCGACAGACAGGAGGAAGATCGACCCCATGATGGGATCGATTTCTGCGCCCACGTAGATGTTAGGGGCGCCGGTGTTTCAGTGGTGAGTCTCCGTTTGCTGGCGCGTCTAGTGAATTGGATGGCTTACCGTCCGCGAGACAAGAGTAGTCTTGCAAGTCTGAGGGCGCGCATCAACCAGGGTGCGAAGGAGCTGAAGTTGTCACCCGAGTATATTGCTTGGGTTTCACATGGCACGGTGGCTTTGTCAATGCTGGTCACCAATCCCGAGCTAACTGGTCTGGCTGTCTTAGGCGAGCATGGCGAAAGTGTCGTAGGGTGGACTGAGACGCTGGTTGCTGGCACACTGCGTGAGGCGTCGGGCCTAAGGTGGCGCCTGATAGCCTTCACGGTTCTTACGACCTGGTTTGGACTGTGTTGGCATTATGACGTTGCCGTGGCAGGCACGACAGGGGTTGTCGTTGCCTGCCTGTGGGTGCTCTGGTTGGTTTTGAGAGCATTCGCGGGCCTCCTCTGGTCAGTCTTCGGGGGTAAGGGACACGTGGCCTTGCGGGATAGCTGAGGATGCCGTGGCAGAGCTGGGCGTGCCGTCTGTAATGGGTTTGTCAATTTACCATTGCGTGACGATGCGCGGATAACCTTACCAGCTGATGTAGACGGTATCTCCTGCGATAGGCCTAGGAGGTGTATGTACTGGTGCCACGTTCCGCAGATGATCGGAGCATGGGCTCCCGTTGTGCACGCGCCTTGTGTGCATAACGAGTACAGCGGGCTACTGTGGAGGACCCTTGGTCCAACCCCGGATTACGTGTCTAACCGGTGGTTGGAACGTGAGTGGCGACGGCTACGCACGTTGGCTAGGAAAACCAGGGGACCGGCGAGAACCATGGAGGAGGTGGTGGCCAAGTATAAGGGCGCTATGCGTGTCAAGTACCAAAGCGCTCTTGATAGCCTTGTTGCGGACGGAGTGTTGACTAGGCAGGATCGCCGACTCTCGGCTTTCGTTAAGGGTGAGAAGGTCAATCCTATGGCCAGATCCCCTACGAAGCCGCGGGTCATTATGGCGCGG